CATGATGCCCGTTACGGAGGAGCAAACGGCGAAGATCACACTGACGGAATTGGCTATATCGACTCGGCATCTGCTCCGAACAATATAACTATCGACCATTGCACTGTGACATCCTTCGGCCTTGAGGATGGCATCGCAATGCAGGGGAGCACAACGGGGTACACGAATTGGATAGTTAACAACTGTTATCTAACCGGGTTTGATTACACATACTTTTTGTTTACCGCGCCAACATCTGGAGTTCAGATAACTAATAATGTCATAAGCGGAGACATCGCTTGGACATTCGTTCCTTCCTCAGCGCAGAACGCTTGGTTCACGGGACGACCGAACGGCAACATATGGTCAAACAACACCCTAAGAATTAACCCCGGCGACACGGATGTCGCGTTCATCCAAGGAAGCTATGTCCATTATACATCTAGCCAAAATGGCTACTACATTTATCCGGATGCCAGCTATCACGCGACGGACTTTACATGAGGGGCAATCTTGAACCTGGATGGGTTTGTCCTGCCTGCGGCCTGACGCGGGGCGACGACCTCTGCGACCCTTGTTTGGGTCACTTACCCGGCGTGAAGGGTGCCTGTTGCCATCATGGTGACGAAAATGCTTTAGGCTACATCAAGTTTGAGAATGGAACGCGGATCTACTTCAAACTGCATTCTGTTTTCCAATCCAGCACAGGAATGATTGTGTGATGTGGGAAGTCGTACCTTTCTCTGCTGCCGTGACGCCACCACCTCCGCCGCCCGTCCCATGGACGTTTGGCGCCAAAACAGTTGGACCTCGGTCATCAGCAGCGACTAGCGCGTCTATTCCGCTCCCGACCAACTCTGCCGGCGACCTCCTGTTTTTTGTATTCACCACATTGGATGTCTCTAACACTAATGACCCAGGCAATCCCACGCTTCCGGGTGGTTGGACGACAATCGACAGCACAAACCTCCCCGGTAATTTCTCAGCGGATTGCCATGTTACGGTAGCCTACAAGGTTTCAAATGGCGCTGAAGGAGCGTCGATTAGTGTAAGTTGGTCGCTCTCGCAGCCGTTCGACTTTCTTATGCAGACGATCACTCCTCCTCCAGGCAAGTCGGCAGTGTTCGATACGTATGCCGCCAACTCTAGCCCAGGCCGGGAAATATCGCATGGGAGTCCAACCCTATCCGGTCTCGTTACTGCACAAGATTTGCTACTAGATGTGTGGGTCGATGCGGGAGGTCAGAATCCGTACTCACTCGATCCGCTTATGACTCTTGTCTATCTGGAGAATCAGGGAGCAGGTAATACTGGAAACATAACTGTCGGAACAATCAACGTTCTAAGCAGCACATCCGCTCTATCATATACAGAAACTGCAGGAGGTCTGGCCGTGTTCAGATCGCTCGCTGTTGCGTACAAGGCGGTCTAGATGTTTTTAACGAAACCATTAGCTCGGATATTTCCGCTACCTCCTCCTCTTGACAATTTTCCGGGCCGACCAACTAATCCAGTCGGATTTGCTGCTGCGCCCGGTTATCCAGGGAGCTTGACTCCATCTAGCGGTCCATTCACCAGTGGATCACCCGGTAACCCGACAATCGTTTCGTTCAAAGATTTCGATGCCGGCGTCAGCAGCACGAATATCAATGCAGACTGGATTACATTCGTTGGTTGCCGGTTCCAGAGTAACGCCATAAGCGCCAATAATGTGTCATCTGGCGGCACGGGCTGCCGCAACATCATATTCTCTTACTGCAGCTTTACTCCGCGAGCAGCATTATACACGGGTCCGCCTGGACTGGCGTGGCCATCGGCTGGCGCCGGTTTGCAAACTACGACGTTTGTCAATGACGTGAACTGTGTCAACGGAGTTTTAGGCTATCAGTACGGATTTGATTGTCACAATCTAACCGACGGACCTATTACGTGGGACCATTGTGATTTATGGGGCTACGGTAACGCCATCAACTTTATCGGCCATACCGCACAGATGACGATGCAGGATTGCTGGATTCACGACTGCGCGAACGCTGCTCCGCAGGGCTACCACACCGATGGTCCGGGATATCTGAATGGCGGAACTCCTCCACAGAACATCCTTTGCGATCACTGCACCATAGCCTCGATTGGCAATACGAACGCGTGGGCCTTTCAAGCAGCAACGTCAGCCTATGTTAATATCAAAGTTCGCCGAAGCTTCTTCTCCGGGATGAATGTCTGCGTCGAGATGTGTCGCGACGTGTTATCTTCGACCGGACTGGAGTTCACCGACAACATCTTCGGCACCGATCTGCCATGGGTCAATGGACCAATAGGCGGCGCATCCATGTTTATATCGAACGGCTTTCCGGTCAACGTCTGGAGACGGAATACGTTAAGGGTACTTCCCGGCACGTCTACGATTGCAGGCCAACAATTCTCTTGGGTACCCACTGACGACGGAAAGTACGTGTGGCCGGACGCCACATTGCACTCGACTGACTATACGGGATGATGGGTTGTGGCCTGGGCACTCGTTCAAAATGCCGCGATGATCAACCAGACGGTCATTACTCCGACCGTTGCGGTGACGAACCCTATTGCCTCGGGCAATCTCTACTGCGGCGCGGTGATCTATAACTCTACCGAAACCCTAAATTCTATCACGGATGACAAGTCCAACACATACAACATCAAGAACACCACCACGCAGACAACTGATCTAGTCAAAATCAGCAATTTCGTTCTTGGTAATATTACGAATGGCCCTAAAACCATAACTTTCCATTTCAGCGCAGCAACCGACTCTGCTGCGGTTGTCGCTGAGTTCTCCGGGGGGCTGGCCGCCAGCGATCCGAGCGACGGATCGACCGGCCAACAGCAAACCAACGTTGCAGCCGGTGCGAATAATGTAACCACGGGTACTTTCGTCCCTACGACCAATGGCGACCTCATTCTAGGCGGTTTGTGCGACCCTAACACTGTAACTGCCTGCACCGTTGGCACCAGCCCGAACGCTTTCACGAACGTCAATACCGCCAGCAACTCGACCAACCTCGCGGGTTTGCGGCTGGAATACTTTGTCCAGACGACCGCAGCCTCAATTGCGGCGACGGGCGGCATTGCGGCGAACGGCGACGACGCCGTCAGCAACGTCGTCGCTTTCAAGCCTGCAACTGGTGCTGCGACGACGGTCGGCTGGGGCTTTGATCCTGGCCTTCCGACGGTCCTAAAACGACCCACGCGTCGTGATGCCGCGCCATGGAATAGCATCTCGCGGGTTGAAGAGGAGACGCCTCCGAGCCCGTGGCTTAATGTGGGCTGGGAGATTCAGCCGCCGCAACCGCCACACCCGCGCCCAGAAAAGTTCGGGGCAACAATCGGAGGCGATCCAGGGACCGAATTCACGGAAATCCGGTGGCAAAACTCTGGCTGGGAAATTCAATCGGTCCAGCCCGCAAACCCGGCCACGACGAATCTCTCGCGCAGCAATCGTCTAGCCGCGTCATCATTTGCGCGAGGTGATGACGGTACGGAATTTCCACAGGTCCAATGGTTCAATGCCGGCGGAGAGATCCAGCCATTTCAGCCGCCGAATCCGGCGACGACGAATATATCTCGGAACAATCGCCGATGGGCGGCGCTGGTCAACGGCGACGACGCATCTGGCGATGAATCTGCGACTACCAATTGGAGAAACTTCGGTTTTGAAATCCAGTCGGTCCAACCGCCGAATCCGACCACCACGAATATATCTCTCAACAATCGGCGCGCTGCCACATTGGCGCAGGGCGATGGCGGTTTCTATCAGCCGATAGTGCCTCAAGTTCAGGTGATAAACTGGGGATTTGATGCGCAGCCGATCCAGCCTCCGCGATTCCGGTTGCAGCGCTGGGCATCCATCGTCGATGGAGATGACGCATCCGGCGATGAAACGGCGACTGTCAACTGGATAAATTCCGGGTGGGAGACTCAGTCGGTCCAACCGCCAAAATTGCGACTTCAAAGATGGGCGTCGTTCGTCAACGGAGACGATGCGTCTGGCGAAGACAGCCCGCTTGTCAACTGGTTCAATGTTGGGGGTGAGGTCCAACATCCTCAGCCGCCGCATCCTCGTCGAGAGAGATCGGGCGCGGTCGCTCCGCTGTCGAATGTCGAGTCGGTCTTTGTCCCGCCTGTCGTGACTGCGCCGAGCCTCTTTGACAGCGTCCTACCTACTCTCAAAATACGATGGGGAAACAGAGCCGAAGCGGCTGGAGGTGATACGCAATTTGTCGCCTTTGACATGCAACCATGGCAGGAGCCGCAGAGCGTCCAACCGCCGCATCCGCGCAGGGAACGCAGCGGGTCAATTCAGCGCGGCGATGATGGGATTGAAAACATCATCCCGCAGGTAGCGATTATCTACAACTGGGGCTTTGAGCCTGTCTTTCCGCCATCAAAAGCACGGCCGACCTACTTCTCCGGGGCTGTAGCTAAGGGCGATGATGGGATTGAGCTGACACCTATCAACTGGCTCAATTCGGGGTCGGAAATTCAGAGCATCCAGCCGCCACATCGGCGACCGGAACGTTCAGGAGCGCTGGCTAAAGGTGATGAGGGAGTCGAGAATCCCTACGTTTTTGTTGCATCGACGGTCGTTCAGTGGGGTTTCGACGGGGTATGGCCTCAACCTCCGCACCCTCGGCCGGAACGTTCAGGAGCAATTCAACGCGGAGATGATGGCACTGAGAATCCGTTCATCTTCATCGCGCCGCCGGTTATATCGTGGGGGTTCGATGCACAAGCGGTCCAGCCGCCGCGCCTGCGATGGGAACGCCGCGGCTCTGGACTGGGAGGCAAGATCGGGTTCACGGTCCCTGCGCAGTGGTTCAATTATGGTTGGGAAATCCAACCGCCGCAGCCGCCGCATCCTAAGCCTGAACGCAATGGCGCGATCATGCGCGGCGATGACGGGACGGAAAACCCTATTCCGGTCATCTTACCGCCGACGATCGTCAACTGGGGCTACGACGGGGTTTGGCCGCAGCCGCCGCGCGCACCCAAGATTAGGCAGCGGGGCTCCGGTGCTAGAGGCCAATCATCGTTTGGTATCCTCCCGAACTTCGTCACCTGGGGCGGCGAGGTGCAATGCTTCCAGCCGCCGCACCCCCGGCCCGAGAAATCGGGCTCAATCGCCAAGGGCGACGAGGGGATTGAGAACCGCTTCATCTTCGTTCCGATCCAAGTCATCAACTGGGGTTACGACGGAGTCTGGCCGCAGCCGCCTCACCCTCGACCGGAAAAGTCAGGATCGATCCAGAGAGGCGATGAGGGGATCGAATCTACCTACATCTTTGTACCACCGACAATTGTGCTGCGTGGATATGAGGGAGTTTGGCCGCAACCACCGCATCCACGGAGGGAAAAAGCGGGCGCAATCATGCCGATCGAGCCCGGCATTGAATCAACGTATGTTTTCGTCCCGCCGACGATCGTCAATTGGGGCTTTGATGGAGTCTATCCGCAGCCGCCACATCCCAGACCTGAAAGGGGAGAGGCAATCTGCGGCAGCGTCGATTTTGAATTTAGCGATAGCTTCCCTTGGCTCACCCTATTCCAGGAGCCGCCGCTCCGTCATCTCAGGTGGGAGAAGTCCGGTGGCATCATGCCGATCGAACCGGGAATTGAGGCGACCTACATCTTTGTGCAACGAAGAGGAGTCTTCTACGCTAAATCGACCATCACGTCGGCAACAGGCCAGACTGTGATAAGCAGGGCCAAGACGCAGACGATCGTAAAGGGCGAACCGGCATGAGCCTACCGAGCAGCACGCAGGTCATTGTCAGGGGAGCAACTGTCCAGTTCGTGACGACGTTCTACGATGTGAATAACGTTGTCACGCAGCCCGACAATGCAAAAATCAATATCCAGCCGTCGCAGCCGACCGGGGCATCTCCGGTGACGATCGCAATGACGCCGCCCACTCTTCCGGCGGTGACGTGGACCGCACTCTGGGACACGCGAGGCATCACCGCCCCGCAAACCATCTATTGGTCGATCCATACGGGTGTCACCGATCCGATCCCGGTGACGGCCGAGGATGGCTATTTCAACCTGTCGGCCAACCCGGCCAATCTGGTGACCTTCTGATGAATCTCCATAGCATCGTCGGCCCGGCAATCAGCGCGGTGAACCCGAGCATCGTTGTCGCGATCCAGGTCAATCAGGGCTATACGACGGCCGCTGACGGGACGCGAACTCCGACCCTGGCGCCAGCGGTCAATGCGGTGGTGCAACTCCAGCCGCTGACCTACCGCGACATCCAGCAGCTCGACGGGCTCAACCTGCAGGGCATCCGCAAGGCGATCTACATCAATGGCGAGATTGATGGGCTGGTGCGGGTGAGCAACAACGGCGGCGACGTCGTCACGTTCCCAGACGGCTCAGTGTGGCTTGTAGCCCTCATCCTTGAAGGATTCAGCTTAACTGCGGGTTGGTGCAAAGCGGCAATCCAACTTCAGAACGGAAATTGACACCGAATCGCCTAAGATGCCCCAATTCGTCTTTGAGGAGGCGGGGCGGTGATTTCGACGATGGTTACGTTTGCCTTGATGGGGGTGTTGCTTGAGGTCGTCGGTATTTTTCTGATTACTTCGTCGAAACGCGACACTTTTGGTGCGTGGGTAATGACTTTGGGCGGCGCGCTCGTGATCGTGGCCTGCGTCTTGCTTCTCATCATCGTGTACACCGACCCGGCATCGAGCGTTGCATGATCCCTGGCGATGTAGAACCGATTGGCCACATTTCGCCATTGCCACGGATCGAATTGCATTCCCGGCAGCAGCCCTATGACGGGCCGGCGCTTCCGGTGGAAGCTATGAGCATTTCCGAGAAACAGCGCATCTGGGCCGCCGTAGTCGCGACCGCAGAAGGCACCAATGTGGAGTCCGAATCGTGAGACACATTCTTTTTCTATGTGCCGCACTAATTCTACTCGTGATTTATGAGGTCGACGCTTTCTCCCACGTCCCCGGCGAAGAACACCACATCAGTGATCAGAGGCGAGCCGAACTCAACGAATGGTTCAACACTGTCAAATCGGGCCGAGGTCCGTGCTGCTCAAACGGTGACGGTGATGTCGTCTCCGACTCTGATTGGGTTTCGCAGGACAAGCCGGGCAGCCATTATCGCGTCAAACTGCCCTATGACGGCAATTCTCTGATATCGAATCGTTTCATGACCGAGGGAAAGAACTACGACTGGAAGTGGGTGGACGTGCCCGACGACGCGGTTGTGACGCAGCCAAACCTCTATGGTAGGACCATGGTCTGGCCAGTCATGGGAGAAGGGTCGAAGATGATCCGATGCTTCATGCCTGGGAGCATGACTTGAGGTCTTACGAAATGAAACTGTTCAAGAGCACGCTGCTATTGCTGGTCACGCTGGCGCTGTGTTTGGTCCTTCGTGGTGCCGACGCGCAGCAACCCGGTATCCCTGCGGCGGCGGTCGGCTACTGCCAGATCCCTGCGGCCTCGACCACCTCGGCGGTGGGCTTCTCGGCCTGTGTGGCGGCATCCTTCACCGGCACGTGCTCCGGATCGACCATCACAGCATCCGCAGTGACCGGCGACATCGGCGTGGGTTGGCCGCTGTCGGGCACGGGAATCACGGCCGGCACCTACGTCCTGGCGCTGGGGACGAGCACGGGCGGTGCGGGAACGCTTGTCGCTTCGCAGTCCTGCACCTCGTCCGGGGCATCCTTGACGACTGTCGGCCCGCCGAACGGCGCGAACATGGTCTATCTGCAAGCCGAGGCGCAGAACGCTCGCTGGCGAGATGACGGGGCGAGCCCGACGACCACGGTCGGCATGCTGCTTCTGACCACGCAGAATCCGACAGTCTACAACGGACCGATCCAGTTCTGGAAAGTCATCAACGCGACTGCCGGAACGATCATCGACGCGTCGTTCTACCACTCGCCGTAAAGACTACTTGATGGCGCCCATTATACAGCAACCGACTAAGCCTTTATGCCCTGTCTGCCTAGCCGGCCCATGTAAGGGCGGTGGGACTGGATGTAGAAATCCATGAGCAAGCGTAAGCCAATCATCTGTTGCGATTGCGGAGAGCGACCGGCGAAACTCTATTGTCGTTGCTGGGAATGCTTGGAAAAATGGGCAAAAGGATTCCCTAGACCCACCGCTGTGTCATGCCCATCGTTACAACGATAGGTCCAACGCAATCCGACGCGCAGGCCGCACTTCGCGCGTGGCTGCTGGACTCCTTTCCGGCCGTGTCCGTTGTGGCAGCGCAGGCGAATCGGATTGCTGAGCCGACAGCGACGACCTTCATCGTCATGACTCCAATCCTCTATCGGCGGAACGACACCAACCTCGACACCTATGCCGATGCCGTGTTTACCGGGTCGGTTGCGGGAAGCCTGATGACGGTTTCCGCGATGCGGGCGGGGAGCCATTCCATCTTGCCGAACTCCTTCCTGTTCGGCGTCAACGTTCCGACGGGAGTCGTCATCACATCGCAGGCGTCAGGGACTCCGGGCGGGACCGGGACCTACAATCTCAGCCAGTCATTCTCGCAATCATCCGAGACGCTAGCGAGCGGATCGCAAAACCTGCAGCTCAACGCAGAACTAACAATTCAACTTGATTTTCACAGCGCGGATACTTCGGCTGCGGAAATGGCCGAGACGACATCGACGCTATTCCGCGATGACGTCGCCTGCACGTACTTCGCCGCGCTGCCGTCGCCGCAAAACCGAATCTTTCCGCTGTACGCCGACAATCCCGCGCAGCGACCGTTCATCAACGATCAGCAGCAGTATGAATGGCGATGGGTGCTCGACGTGTGTATGCAGGTCAACCAGATCGTTGCTATACCGAGGCAGTTCGCCGACACCGTGTCGATTACGCGAATCGCGGTCGACGAGTTTTATGTCCCCTGATTCCATGGTAAGCGAGGAATCGTAAGGATGATGGAGGACTAAGTGGCAACTATTCCCGCCCGCGATATTGTCCAAGTAAATCCCGGAGTCCTCCCGGCGGGCGGCAATGCGCTCGACATCATCGGACTGATGCTGACGAACTCCACGCGGCCACCGATCGGCTCAATCGTGACGTTCGCGAGTGCCGCTGATGCATCAGCGTACTTCGGGCTGGCCTCGACCGAGTTCTCGCTTGCGACGGTCTACTTCAACGGCTTCGACAATTCCCACAAGAAGCCGGGATCAATGCTGTGCGCGCAATACAATCAGGGTGCGGTCGACGCATTCCTGCGCGGCGGGTCGGTGGCGAGCCTGACGGTCGCGCAGCTCGCAGCGATCAACGGAACGCTGATCATCACTGTGGACGGCTACGCGCGCAACGCCTCGGCCCTCAATCTGTCTGCTGCGACGAGCTTCTCAAGTGCGGCCGGCATCATTCAGACTGCCCTCAATGCGGGTGGTGCCAATCCCACCGTCGTGACATCGCTCACGTCAACCATCGCGGCCGGAACCTTCACCGCAACCGGATCGATCGCTGGAAACCTGCTCTATGTCACGGCGGTGGGGTCCGGCTCCGTTGTCGTCGGCGGCACCATCACCGGCACGGGCGTTACGGCCTCGACGATCATCACCGGCCAGCAATCGGGCACGGCGAACGGCATCGGCGTCTATACCGTCAACAACAATCAGGTCGTTGCTTCGACGTCGCTATCGGGCACCTATGGCACCATGACTGTCACTGCGCCCTCTTCGGGCACGTGGTCGGTCGGCCAGACCGTATCCGGCGGCACAACGACGGTTGGAACGCAGGTTACCGCATTGGGGACGGGAACCGGCGGGGTTGGCACGTATATCGTCAGCCCGACTCAGACCGTGGCGTCGGCAACCCTCACGGGGGCAGGATCGAACGTCACGGTCACTTTTGACTCGACCTCGGGCGGATTCCTGATCACATCCGGGGTGATCGCGGCCAATTCGACCACGTCGACCATTGCCTATGCGACCGGGACCACGGCAGATCCGCTTAACCTGCGCCAGGCCGACGGCGCGGTGATCTCGCAGGGGTCGGCCGGACTGACGCCTGCCGCCTTCATGGCCGGCATCGTCGCGGTCACCGGAAATTGGGCGACCTTCTTCACGGTCGTTGACCCGGACTCCGGTTTAACCAGCGGCATCAACACGCAGAAGCAGGCATTCGCGGCGTGGGTCAATTCGACCAGCAATCAGTATTGCTATGTCTGCTGGGACAACGACACCACGGTATCGACCGTTCTGCCATCGTCGACCAGCCTCGGCGATATCCTCGCGGCGGCTAACTCCTCGGGTGTCGCGCTGATCTGGGCTCCGGATGCCACGCAGGGGCCGATCAAGGCCGCATTCATCTCGGGCGCCGCAGCCTCTATTGATTTCAGCCAACTCAATGGCCGCATCACCTTCGCATTCCGGTCCCAGACTGGGCTCGTAGCCGACGTCACCAACCAGACCGTTGCCCATAATCTCGGCGGCGATCCGCAGGCGATCGGTTCTCGCGGGAATTTCTATAACTTCTACGGCGTGTATGCGACGCGGTCTCAGAGCTTCGTTTTTTTCAATCGGGGCTTCGTGAGTGGGCCATTCTTGTGGTTGGACTCCTACATCGACCAGATTTGGCTTAATAACGCGCTGCAGCAAGCGTTGATGGAGCTTTTGGTCAACGTCTACTCAATCCCCTACAACAACACTGGATATGCGCTGATTGAGGCGGCGTGCCTAGACTCGATCAACGCTGCCGTGAACTTCGGCGCTATCCGCCAAGGCATCACGCTGTCGAACGCGCAGATTGCCGAACTGAATTTCCAGGCCGGTATCGACATCTCGCAGCCGATTCAGACGCAGGGCTGGTACCTACAGGTGAAAGATCCGGGCGCCCAGGTCCGCGCCGCGCGGGCCTCGCCTAGCTGCACGCTTTGGTACACCGATGGCCAGAGCGTCCAAGCAATCATTCTCGCAAGCATCGAGATCCAGTAAGGGGCGAATATGGCTTCGATCACCTCTGCAAATACGATCATCATGATGTCGGTGGTCGGGGTCTTTAACTCGCCGGTTCAAATGCAGCAGTTCGCGGCCGATGACATCTTCGGGAACGACTCCATCCCAGGGTCAGAAGTTGCCATGGGTGTAGACGGGCACATGACAGCCGGTTTTGTGTTTGCCCCGATCCCTTGGTCAATCCACCTGATGGGCGACGCTACGCCATCAACTGATTTGTTCGATGGATGGTATTTGGCAAACAAGAAACAGGTCGACGTTTTCTATGCCAACGCCACGATCCTGATGCCGAGTTTAAGCAAGAAGTACACGCTAACGCGCGGCGCGCTGACAAACTACAAGGTGATGCCGGACGCCGGGAAAACGATACGGACCCGCACCTATACCGTCACGTGGCAAAGCATCGCCCCGTCAAATCTGTAACATAAACAAGGGGTTGGTCTTTGTATGAGAAAGACCGAGATCGTTACTATCGCGTTCGAGGGTCGCGATAAGGGAAAGCAATTTCTGCTTACAGAGAAGCCAGCTATGCGGGCCGAGAAGTGGGCTCTGCGAGCTATTCTAGTTTTGTCGCACGCTGGTGCAGATCTTCCCGAAGGCGCGTCAAGCGGCGGCATGGCCGCATTCGCCCATGAAGGTCTTAAGGCGCTGAATAGGCTAAAATTCGATGAAGCAGAACCACTTCTAGATGAGATGTGGGAGTGTGTTCAGGTAATTCCGGACCCGAAAAACCCGCAAATTGTCCGCCCACTCATGTTACACGGAGTGGAGGGCGATGACATTGAAGAAGTAACGACGATACTTCTTCTTCGCGAACGTGTTTTTAACCTGCACACTGCTTTTTTTTTCAAAGAAAGATAATCGAGGCCGAACTTCGAATCGCGCTGCTGATCGACGACATTCCGGGGATAGTAGAATACGGGAATGTCCCTCCAATAATCGGAGCAGTGATATCGGCCGACAAGGCTACTCTCCACGAGTGCGACACGGTCTATTCCGTGGAAGACGTATATCTTATGCTGGAAGTCATCATCATCGACGCGCACAACAAGCGCGTCGCGGACGAGTGGCACCGCAAGCAGCAGCCGCAGAGGTAGGACATGCCGAGCGTCATCGACTCTTTAGTCGTCACGCTGAAACTAGATGCTTCGCAGTTCACCGCGGAGCAGAAGAAGGCTGTCTCTAGCCTGAAGCAATTTGAGCAGGATGCTAACAAGCACGCCCAAAATGCGACTAAGGGCATCGACGATATGGTCGGTGCGTTCAAGGATTTGCAGGGACGTCTACTAGCGATCGGCGCGCTTATCACGGCTGGGCTCGGCTTCAACCGACTGATTCAGGACGTCACTAGGGCCAACACAGAGCTTGGGCAACTCTCCAAGACTCTCGACATCTCAGCCCAGAATCTAAGTGCGTGGGACCACGTCGGCAGAACTGTCGGCGCCGCAACCAACGAGATGTCCAAGGGCATCAAGAAGTTTGATGATGAGCTTGCTCGGTTCAGAGCAGGCATGGACAGCGACCTCCTCGCATGGATGGGGACGGTCGGAATCGATGTCCGTAATATGCGGACAGGCGAGGACGTCGCGAGGGGGCTGAATAGATATTACGAGCAACAAGCGGCAAAAGGCCCCATGCAAGGGAGAGACGCCGCCTTTCAGATACAGAATTTTTCCGGCGCGGGTCAGGGCCTACTAAGCGGCCTTATGCTTTCTCCGCAGGAGTTGGAGAAGCGTCTCGCATTCGGGAAAAAGTTCGCACCCACGCAATCGGATATCGACAAATTCACTAAGCTAAATCAGGCGTTCGGCGACCTCTTGACGGTCATCGACAAGATTACGCGCGACGCGCTTATGCCGTTTATTGATGCCCTCACAAAGGTTCTAAAAAAGATTACGGACTGGCTCATCTGGTGGGCTGGAAGCGACTCGAATGCCCCGGATGCCGCTGGAAAAGCATTGAGCCAAATGGGCTATTCTGAGTTGGCACCCAATTCGAGAAATCCGAGCCTGCTATCGCGTGGATGGAACAAAGTGAAAGGATGGCTTGGCTATGGTGGCGGTGGTGGTGCCGCAAACGACAACACGCCAACTGAAGGCGGATCTGCATTCTTAAGCCAGCAGAGACAAGCGTTCACACAGCAGTTGAATGATCCCGGCGTGCGAGAACGCGTCAAAGGCATGGCTGTACTAGAGGGGACTCCAGTTCAGACAATAGAAAGTCTAGCGAACCGTTTCGGTTATGTGAACGAAGAAAGAGCAAAGCAAGGTCTCCCACCGCTTACAGTCGACCAAATGCTAAACAGTGGATTTTATGGTCCCATCAATCAAGGTAGACTTCCCGGAGCTATCTCACAACTGAGAAACAACAGCGAATTGTCGCAGCGGATGGATGCCGCAGTGAACAGAGTAACTGGCGGCAGCAATACCATCAGCGGCTATACGGACCAAGGATTGCCGACCGATCCGAACGGATGGCGCCTGCCGCAGGTCCGCCAGGGCGGAAATGTGTTCAATGATTGGAATGGTGGTCCCGGCGGCAGCGCGGCGGCTGCGGCCTATCGTCAACGGTTGATGGAAGGCGTATCGAAACCTGCATGGTCTGGCCCACGTTTGCGCGTAACACCAGGGGCAGACGAAGCACCTACATTCAACGACCTGTGGAATAACCGCATCGGGATCGGTGCAAAGACATCGATGCTTCGCGGCGGCGATACCTCCAACACCAATAACTCGAACACAACGACGAATATCGGTTCGATGAATGTCTCGGTGCCGCCCGGTGCGGACCCGAGCGCCTATGCCGACGGCATCTCGCGGCGGTTGGCTGATTACGACAACATCCAGAACGCAAACACGGGGCTCGTGTGAGATGGCACTTCCGGCCGGTGTCCCTTCCCTTTTGTTTCCATCTGACGCGGCGTCGTTCCTGTCGTTTGTCGCTCTGACGGTTGATACATTCATTGGCTACGGTGCCGGACAGCCGCCGCAGTGGGGCGTCTTTCAGGATGGTGTCCCCGTTGTGATAGCCGACACCGTGACGGAGTTTGGCTATCAGCAGGACTGGTCTATTTCCGATTATCCGGTCGAACGGGGCGGATTTGAGAGTTACGACAAGGTCAACAGCCCTTTCAAAATCCGTATTCAGTTTGTATCGGGGGGCGACGAGTCCAACCGACAAACGCTTTTGGACTCGATCGCTGCGATAGGCGACACGACTGACGTCTATGACGTGGTGACTCCGACGGCGTTCTATTCAAGCCTGAATGTCGAGCACTACGATTATAGGAGGACATCGCGCAACGGCCTTGGGCTCCTGATCGTCGATGTACATTTTATCGAAATCCGCGAGGACCAAGCAAACGGCTTCCAGAATCCGGTATCGCCGAGCGGGTTCGCGGCGCAGCCGACCGGCAATGTCCAGGCTAAAGATGTCCCTAGCAATACTCTCCAGACGAGTCCGCAGTGATGGAACTTATTCCACTCCAAGCCATCCCAGCGCAGAACGTCGAGACCACGCTCGCCAATCAGTCGGTGATTCTGAGAGTTTATCAGCTCCGAACTGGGATGTTCATCGACGTCACGGTCACGGGAGTTTTGGAGATTGGTGCGGTAATCTGCAACAACATGACCCTGATTATCCGCAATGCGTATCTGAACCGGAATGTTGGGTTCGAGGGCGATTTTGTATTTCAGGATACGCAGGGCAGTACGAACCCAGTCTTTCCGGGTCTCGGGACCCGCTACCAGCTTTTGTATCTATCGCCGGATGACCTGACGACGTTCGGAGTCGCCGACACATGACGTTTACGCGCCGATTCATTGATGTGACATTCTTCGGCGATCAGGTCGGAACGCTCACGTTCAACGCGCGTGACAAATATGCATTGCGGGTTCATGCGCGGATCATGAAGGCTGGCGGCGTCAATCTGAGCAAGCTTCAACTTGAAATCAGAGGACTATCGCTCCAGCACATCAACCAGTTATCGACGTTCGGCGCGGTAATTCATCCAAACTACAATACCAAGATCAAGGTCGATGCCGGTGACGACATCAACGGAATGTCGACCGTCTTCCTTGGTCGGATACAGCAGGCATGGGCGGATATGAAGGCGATGCCGGATTGTCCGTTTCATGTCATTGCGTCGATAGGTGGGGATGCTGGCACGATGCGGGCTGATCCGACCAGTTTCTCAGGTCCGACTGACGCCGCGACTATGATGAAGCAAATTGCAGGAAAGGCCGGCTATGGATTCAGAAATTTTGGACTCAATCAGAAGATCGCCGATCCGTATTTCTGGGGCTCGCCATGGAAGCAGATCAGGGAGATTGCCGATGCGTGCAATGCTGAATGCATTTTTGAGAATGATCAGCTTTTGGTCTGGCCCTACAGCGGATCATCCGAGCAAAACCTCATCATTTCGCCTGGGACGGGGCTACGTGACTATCCGTCCTGGACAAAGTACGGAGTTCAGGTGCGGTACGAGTTTCATAAGGAAATTCCCTATCGGTCACTGATGACCATCCAAGGCAGCCAGATCACGCAGGCCAACGCACAATGGATGATTATCCGCATCGACTATGATTTGCAGTCCAACACACCGCATGGGCAATGGTTCGCTATCCTCGACGGATGGGACCCTAAGAATGCGCAAGGTGGTTTCTCTCCACCTCCAATTTAAAGGGAACCACATGGGGACCAATGACACCTATGCACTGAACGGCCCGACATCTCCAACGTCGCCGTTCAACAGTCTGAGTTTTGCGATTCAGATGGCGAAAAACGCGATGATGACGTGCACCATCGTCAAGGTTCAGAAGCTCGCCAAGGACGGCAACGGCGCGGTGGGTCCAGTCGGGCGGGTGGATGTTCAGCCGCTTGTTCAGATGATCGACGGAGTCCAACGCACTACGGACCATACCACGGTGCACAACCTGCCCTACTTCCGCGCGATCGGCGGCACCAATGCGGTGATCTGCGACCCCCAGGTAGGCGACATCGGTTTTGTCGTGGTGGCCGACCGAGATATCTCGGCGGTCAAGAGCAAGCAGAACGTCGCACCTCCCGGATCTTCCCGCCGTTACAACATCGCCGACGGTATCTTTATCGGTGCCTGTCTTACGCAGGGCAAGCCGAAAAACTACGTCCGGTTTGTCGACAGCCAGACGCTTGAGCTATCGCCGGACGGCGGTGTGACCTCGATCTGGATCACGCCGAATCGCATCGATCTCGGTATGAGGAATGCGCCGCACGCTGTGCAGACGGTGGACGGCCCATCGACCAAGGTCTTCGCGGTCATTTCCGAATCGGGATCGGCGGATTAAGGAGTCCGGATGTCGCACGAGACTTTGCTGCTCAATCCCTCGACCTGGGATCTCGTCATTGATGCCAACCGCAATATCGCGGTGGCCGCCCCTCCCTATTCGCAGGCTCAGAGCGCAGCAAACGCGATTCGATTGTTCCAGGGTGAAGACTATTACGACACGACGCGCGGAGTCCCGTACTGGCCGAACATCCTCGGTCACTGGCCGCCGGTGTCTCTCATGAAATCGTACTTCAATGCCGCCGCACTAACCGTTCCGTTCGTGACCAGTTCGACGAGCTACATCGGGTCGATTGTGGACCGTCGCCCATCGGGTCAGGTACAAGTTACCATCGACACCGGAGCGATAGCAGCCGCGGAGTTCTGATCGAATGGCTTGGCCTCAACCGTCCTTCGGCCCCACCGGGTTTGTGGCGCCTGCGGAGTCCGATATTCTGACGGAGGCGAAGGCCGAGATCAACGCGGCGTTTTCCAACGATCTCAACATGGCATCCGAGACGCCGCAGGGCCAGATCGCGGTCTCGATGGCGGCGGCGATCGGCAATGCGAACGATTCGTTCGTCTTTTTGAGCAATCAGTTCGATCCGGCCTTCAATTCCGGACGCTACCAAGACGCCATCGCCCGCATCTATTTCATCTCGCGGATTGCGGCGACTGCCACTGCGGTGAACGTCACCGTCACGGGTCTGGCTGGCGTGGTGATTCCGGCGAACTCCCTCGTGGTGGACGCGGCCGGCAATCTCTATGCCTCAGCTGGTTCGATCACCATCCCCGCGTCCGGAACTATCATTGCTGAATTTCTGTGCACGACGCTGGGGCCGATCGCCTGTCCTGCAGGAAGCATCTCCACGATCTACCAAGCCATTAACGGCTGGGACACGGCAACCAATGCCACCGACGGCGTCGTTGGGCTGTCCACGGAGACGCCACATCAGTTCGAGCAGCGCAGAGCCCTCTCGGTCGCCAACAACGCTCAGGGCTCGCTGCCGGCGGTGCTGGGCGCGATCCTCGTCACCTCGGGCGTCACCGATGCCTTCGTGACGGAAAACGTCCAGCAGACCTCGCAGACCATCCGGGGCTTCTCGCTGAACCCGAACTCAATCTATGCGGCGGTGGTGGGCGGGACGGACTCCGCTGTGGCGCAGGCGCTGTGGACAAAGAAGTCGCCCGGCTGCGGCTACAACGGCTCCACGACGGTGACCGTGTTCGACACCAATCCGGTCTACAGCCCGCCGTTCCCATCCTACCAAGTCAGCTTCGTTCGTCCGTCCTTTCAGACCGTGACCTTTCAGGTAACGATCCAGAATAGCGCCCAGGTGCCCGCCAACGCGCTCACCTTGATCCAAAACGCCATCGTGTCAGCCTTCAATGGCGGCGACGGCGGACCGAGGGCACGGATCGGCTCGACCATCTTCGCCTCGCGATTTTATGGTCCAGTCTATGCGCTTGGCAGTTGGGCGCAGATCGTCAACATCAAGATCGGCTGTGACAACTCTCCGCAGGCGACCTTCGTCGGGTCGATCTCGGGGTCGACACTGACGGTCACCTCAGTGACGAGCGGATTGATTGCAGTCGGACAGCAAGTCACCGGCAACGGTGTGGTGGCAGGCACCCAGATTCTAGCCGGCGGCGGCCTAAGCTGGACGGTTAGCAACACGCAGACCGTGGCCAGCGGGACCATGTTTGGCGTCGTCGAGACGCAAGACGAAATCCTGATCGACATTGATCAGAGCCCGGTCACAGCGGCCGGAAATACTGAGTTGGTCCTGCTGTGACCGATACCGGACCTCCATATCCGGCGCCGGACCCGACCTCGAATGAGATCGGCAAGTTCACCATTGCGGTGAGCCCGATCGGCACGATTTCGCCGTTTGATGTCTGGACCACGATTATCAGTCAGTTCGCGAACTCGCCGATCCTGACCCAGGTGATCACGGATTTTGCGACCGGAATCGACCAGACGGCGAACTTCGACAATTTCTACGACAACATCATGAACGTCGATACGGCCTATGGTTACGGCCTCGACGTGTGGGGACGGATCGTCGGCGTTAACCGAATCATCACGGTCTTCACGGCGCTGCCGTACTTCGGATTTGAAGAGTCGAATGAAGCAGTTGGGTTCAATCAAGCGCCGTTCTTCTCGGGGCAGACGGTCACCAACAACTTCATTCTGGACGACGTGGCTTATCGTCGGCTGATCATCGCGAAAGCGTTTGCCAACATTACGCGATGCTCGACGCCGAACCTCAACGCCATGTTGATGATGATGTTTCCCGGACGAGGTGGGAACGCCTATGTCGTCGAGGGTGCGGTGTTCGGCCCCTATTTCGGCTTTGAGGAAGCAGGAGACGCTGTCGGGTTCAACCAAGCGCCCTTCTATTCCGGTGAGGCCATCTCCCGCATGGTCATCACGTATACTTTTCAGTTTGCGCTGACTGATTTAGACCTTGCCATCGTTCAAAGCTCCGGAGTCCTCCCGAAACCTACTGGCGTGCTCGCCTATGTGGCCGTCATCTGAAAGGGTACGCCATGCAACTCTCGCAAATTCCTTCCAAGTTCAACGTCGCCTTCGCATCGTCGGCGGCCGGCGGATTTATCCGCACCGTGCCGCAGACTCCGACCGGCACACTCGGCCAAGCCTCGCTGCAACTCGGATTCCCTCCGGAAAACTTCAGCCCCGTCGCATCTGGCGGCGTCCCGCCATTTGGCCAGGACTTCAATGGACTGCTCAACCAGGTCACGGCGTGGAATCGCTGGGCTAGTGCTGGTGGTGCATTCCCGCCCTACGACTCGACCTTTCAGACGGCGATCGGAGGCTATCCTCAGACAGCGCTAGTATCGTCTCTGACGCAAGTCCCGCTGATTTATATGTCGATCGTCGACAACAACCTGACCAACCCCGACGCGGGCGGCGCGGGATGGATCACCTTTTTCAACCAATTGACGGCAAATACGAATCTCTATGTCTCTACGACCGGAAACGACAGCAACAACGGTCTAACTGTCGGTTCACCATTCCTGACGATTCAGCACGCGCTCAACGTCGCCTGGACATTTCCTCCGAATCCGTCGTTTTCCATCACAATCAACCTCGCCGATGGCACGTATAGCGCGGGAGGCACGACTCCTTCGATTCCAGGGCCTCCGATCATTATCAACGGCAATAGTGGAACGCCCTCCAATGTCGTCATCTCGGTGAGCGGTGGCGTCAACAATCTGGCAGTCATCGGACCCAATACGATGACTGCGCAGAACTTGAAAGTTATAAATTCAAGTTCGAGCGCTGCGGGATTCTCGGCCGGGCAAGGCGCGACTATGAACACCAACCATACGGTGAGCGGTGCCGTGGCGGGATGGGTGTTTCTGGCGACCAACGGCGGCACGATGAATCCGGGGACGCATTCATTCTCGGGAAACATGGGATACGGGTTTGCGGCCTACACCAACGGGAACACCAATCTGGTGGCAAGCGCAGTCTATACGCTGACTTTGGCAATGACCGACACGGCATTCGCGATTGCGACATCGACCGGCTCGATCACGGTGCCGGGCACCAGTGCTCCCACATTCGTCAATCCCGGAAATCTCACCTCTGGGCTGCGCTACAACGCCACGTTCAACGGCGTGATTAACACACAGGGTGGGGGAGCGAACTATTTCCCAGGCGCGTCCGTCGGGACCACATCGACCGGCGGGCAATACGGAGTGTGACGATGAAATCTCTTGCAAGAGCGGCGGCGATCCTCGCGCTGTTCGCCGTTGGCCCAGCCTACGCTCAGTCATCGTGCATCGTGGCTGGTACCGGCAACCCGATGCAGCAGGGGCAAGTTCTCACGGCTGCTCAATGGAACAATTGTTTCCAGCAGAAAAACGATGCATTGGCATTCACGCCGGTCAACAAAGCCGGCGACACAATGACCGGAAAACTCAATGCGGCGGCCCCAACAACGAACACCGCTGGGTTCTCGCTGCAGCAGGGCACGGCGCCGCTGGCACCTGTCAACGGCGATATCTGGATTACGGCGACTGGTCTCTTCTTTCAGGTCAACGGAGCGACGACCGGGCCGATCTCGGGCGTTTCTCTGCCGTCCACGGTCCAAGGCGATATCCTCTACGCAACGGGCGTGAACACACTCACGACGCTAAACAAGAACACCACGGCGACGCGCTATCTGTCGAATACGGGCGGATCGAATAACCCGGTCTGGGCGCAGGTCAACCTTGCCAACGGTGTGACCGGCAATCTGCCGGTGACGAACTTGAACAGCGGGACCAGTGCCAGTTCGACGACGTTCTGGCGCGGGGACGGGACATGGTCGATCCCCTCCACCGGAGGTCGGCCGACAGGACGGCTGACATTGCAGGCCAACACGCCTGTCATGACGGCCTCCCAGACTTCGGCGACTACGCTGCGATATGACTGTTATATGGGGCAAACAGTCCCGTACTTCGATGGATCGCAGGACCAGAGCGACACGATCGCATCCTGTGAAGTTACCGACGCCATGGTTGCCGCGGCGAGTGCCGGCCAGGTCGTCTCAGGTCAGGTCTATGACGTCTGGTGGGTCCACGGTGGGGCTAATCGGATCTGTATCGCGATGTCGGCCTCGGGCGGCGGCGGTGGTGGATGGGCGTCTGATACTGGCGGCTCAAATACCGCAAGGGGGACTGGGTACTCGCAACTCGATCTTACGTCGCGATCGTACCTCACGAACAAAAACTCAATCACGAACTGCTTCAACGCCGCAAATAACTACGGCCCCGTGTCGGCCAACCAGGGTACCTATCTTGGCACGGTCACGGCAAGCGGAAATGGCCAGATCAGCCACACCTTCGGCACGGCGGCCTCGGGCGGCGGTCAAGCCGTGTTCGGTCTCTGGAATATGTATAACCGGGCCATCTTGTCGACCACGGTCAGCGATAGCGCCGTGTCATGGTCCTATACCAGCGCCACCGTCCGATCGTCCGACAATTCGGCCAACAATCGCATCACGTTCGTATCCGGATCGGCCGAGGACTCTGTGAGTTCGTCATTCACCCAGAGGGTGAATACTGCGGCGGCCAGCGGCGCGATTGGAAACATGGGCATCGCGCTAGACGCCACGAACGCCTTCACATGCCAATCGCTCGCGGTTTCGACCACGTCTGCGAGTGTGACGAATAGCGCCATCAATGCGCAATGCGACTTCCTCCCACAGATCGGATTGCATTTTATCCAAGCCGTGGAGGCCGGCGACGGCAGCAACGCGACGACGTTCGTAGGCGGTGCGACAGGTCGGCAGTATCAACTGAACGGCCAACTCAGGTATTGAAATGTTCAAATGGGTCGCATGCCTGCTCTGGTCATGTTCTGCGGTGGCTGCTCCCGTCTGCGACGGGGTGACCGACGACACGGCGGCGATCCAGGCGATGGTCAATGCTGGAGGAGGTGTTCTCCCGACTGGAACGTGCCGCGTCACCTCGGACATCGTGAAATGGACTACGGCGGGCGTTCATCATTCACCGGGGTTCAACCTGGGAGGCGCCGGAAAGCTATCGACCACGATCCTCGCGGACTACAATGGCAAAGCCTCGACCGGCGGCGTGATCCGAACCGACACCACATCGACCTATGTCTTTATCGATGACGTTAATATCCACGATCTCAGCATTTCCCGCGCGGCAGGCCGAACCGGGCTGAATGGCATCTCACTCACGGCGGCTTGGTACGTTCACATCCGCGAGGTCTCGGTCTCTGGCATGTCGGGCGATGGCATTCGGGTGCCCTGGCGGCCGGATATCGCGCCTTTGATTTCCGACCCCTATCAAGACTTCGCAGTCGTGGTCGAGCGCAGCGACTTTCGCAGCAACACCGGATGGGGAATCAATTTCGGCGGCGGTCAGTCTCCCGGTATCTATCGCCTGTTCCAAAACACCATTTATGCCAACCTCGGCGGCGGCATCCGATCCACCACCGGACAATCCGAAATCATCGCGAACATCGTATTAGCCAACGGCACCGCAGGCACCGCATCGGGCGGCATTTTCTTCGACACCATCGAAGGCCCGTCGATGGTCGCCAAGGTCGAACTCAACGAGATCCAAGACAATTACAACTGGAATATGAATCTCGTCCGGTCCCGCGGAATCGCCGTGCGCAACAACCGCTTCCTGGCCGGCGTCTATTCCGGCGCCGTGCGGCCTTTGGTTCAGGTCAATCTCGGCGCGGGTGCGTCCGGCGAGGTCTGGTCCTGCATCTTCGATCAGAACTATTTTCGATCTGTCACCGGGCCGGGGCCGACGACCGCGCCAGTCTACGCATTCGACGGCTCGACTGGGTCGATGTCGGCAGGGCATCCCTGTCATTTCCGATACAACGACTTCGGGCCAATGCCGCCCGATGGCATCACGCAAAACTCAACGGGTTTGAGCAAGTTCGTCAATCTGACTGGGGCCGAGATCATCGATCCATAGGGGGAAACATGGCTGCGGATAATTTCGACAATTGCCTGAAACTGATCTTGGAAGAGGAAGGGGGCAACGATGATGATCCGCTGGACCATGGTGGGCGCACATCACGGGGCATCACACAGCGCGAATACAACGCCTGGAGGTCCGAGCACGGTGAAGGGCCGATTGACGTCTGGACAGCCCCGCAAGAGGACATAGTAGCCATCTACCATGAGGAATACTGGCAGCCGTGGTGCGATAGTCTTCCTGTCGGGGTCGATTACCTGTACTTCGATATGGCTGTTAACGCCGGCCCTCATGAGGCCGCAATCCTGCTTCAACGCGCCCTCGGCGTCACGGCGGACGGACGGATTGGTCCGGTCACGCGCACGGCCATCGCCACAGCCGACCCCAAAATCCTGACGACCAACTACACCGCCCAGAAAGACGTTTTCTATCGGAATCTGCACCAGCCTCACAACCTTAGGGGATGGCTCAACCGCAACAAGTTTGTAGCGCAAAACGCGATCAAGATGCTTGCCTGAATCAACAGCAAGGTGAAAACGATGGACAAGATCAGAGTCACTCGTGGGAATGTCTGTTTCCGGCACCGCAAGCCGGATGTGAAGATACAAAAGCGCGGGCGTCGATTGATCTACAAACCAGGGGATTCAACCAACATCGTGACGTGGCTTCTTACTCCGAAGCCAACAGAGAATAGATATGATCCTGCTTTATTGCCTGCTTGGGGCGCTATTTTTCCCTCCGATTAGTTACTGGACGTTCTTTTTCACACAGCGAGTTCGGCGGAAGTAATTCGCCGCTGTTGCAAGAAAACCACGCATCTTTGCCTTATCGTCGCCCCGATTCTCACAGGGGGCTTATATGCGGTCGAAGTTTGTAGTTGGTTTTTTCATTGTTCTGGCGCTGGCGCTGGTCTCTTTCGCGGTTTTTGCCGCACCAGCGCGCGCGGCGGATATGTCTACGAAGGCGCCGACCTATGGCCTGATCAATGCGCCCTGCACCATGTCGGGCTGTTCGGGCTTTTTCCTCGGGGCCGAGGTTTCGGGTGCGGGCAGCGGCGTCGGAGTATTAAATGCGGCCGACCTCAGCGCAACCAGCGCCTATATGGGCGCGACCGCCGGCTATCAGTTTTATAACGGTGTCTATTGGCTCGGCGTGAAGGGGAGTTTCGATTATGCCGTCAGTCAGCAGAATCCGAACATCGGCGGAAAGACGCTGACCTCAAGCAACAAGTTCTTCGCATTTGAGGGGATCGAGGTCGGCGGCCCGCTTGCCACGCTGCTCGGAATTGCGGCACTCGCTTTACCAGGTCCGATGGCGAGTGCTGTCCCGACCGTGCTGGTCGGCGCCTGCCAGAACGGCGCACTGAATGGCTATTGCGTCGGTGCGGGTGCTCACTTTTTCATCCCGCAATCCCGATTTACGATCGACGTCCAGTATCTCAATGCGCAGTACGGCACGACGAACGTCTCGGCCATTCCCGGCATTCCGGCCACCATCAGCACTGAAAATCGCGGATCATTCGGCTTCTCGTACCACTTCTAGAGTTTTGATGATTCGCCGTGTAAACCTTGGGCTGTCGGGTCGATCCCGGCAGCTTTTTAGTAGGGGGCTGAAATGATGAACAATCTGATCCTGTCCTTTGTCCTCAAACGCCTGCAGGAGCCTTCGACCTACAACGGGCTCGGCGGACTCCTTGCGTCGATGCATTTCACCGGAGTGACACCGGATCAGCTTCACGCTGTCTCTGCTGCACTGATGGCGATCTTTTTCGCACTCGGGACGTTTATGTCTGAGGCGAAGAAAGCCTAGCGGACTCCGATGTCGGCCGGGGCAGAAACGGGGATGATGTCGACCGAGGCAATGGTTGTCGCGGGCCTCGGGATTCTCGGGTTTATCGGCAATGGATTCATGTTTGCGATCAAGATGACTCGGGCATTTGATGCCGAGAGACTGGATCGCGAAAAGGCCCTTAATCTAGCCGTAACTTCGCGTTCTGTTGAACTCGAAAAGCTTCAGAAAGAGTGGGACGACAGTCAGGAGTCCCAAAATCGGGTCCTCGGAGAAATGGGGCATGCACTTCGTGCCGCTATAGAAGGCATCGAGAAGCAAATGCACCGGAACGAACTCTGGAATAGAGACAACTACGTGCGAAAAGAAGAACTTGCTTCCATTCGCTCCGATATCAAGGATCTAGAGTTAGACGTCAGAAAACTATTCGAAGGACTCAAGACAGATTTCAAAACGTACATCAACGACCTCAAAGAGGATCTGAAAGGCCGTCACTGATATGGCTATCAACCTGTACCAGTTCTTCGGGACCCCAGCTTGGGTACAGGATCTGCAAACCTCCATGGGGCTCGTTCTTTCAAAACTGGAGACAATGATGTCCGCTCTCGACGACGAACTCGCCACCATCAAGGCATCCATCGCCAGCGCCACCGCCTCGCTGGCGAGCGTGTCGACTGACGTCGCCACCGTGAAGACCGATGTCGAATCGCTCAAGGCCCAGATTGCCGCGTTCCCGGCTGCCGGCATCACGGCGGACCAGCAGACCGCGCTCGATGGGATTAAGGATTCGGCGGCTGCACTCGGCACCAGCGTTAGCGCGATCGACACCAGCCTCCAGGCTGTGCATGCGGAGGCATCCGCTGTGGCAGCACCAGTACAAGCACAGCAACCGACGCCCGCACCAGCCCCGACGACGCCCTAGTTATCGCTTCCCGACCAGGGCGGCGCCGATCGTCAGCATGAGGCCGGCGAGCCCTGGGACCGTGGCCAGCCAGCGCAGCCAATAGCTCGCCGCCTGTTCGGCGCTGACCCGGCCATTGCTGATTTGCACCACCTGATCGGCCGCCGGATTCTTGGACGCAATGGCCTGCTTCGCGTCAAGTTGACGATGCAACTCCGTCAGCGTGGCATCGAGCTTGTCGCGTGCGTCGGCGTTCGTCCAAGCGTCTTTCAGCTTGTTGTAGGTATCGCAGTAGTACATACCGAGGTATGTCTTCTTCGCGCACCGCGGTTCAATGGTGAGTTCGGTGGCCACTCGATTCTCCAGAACCTTGACGCTGCCCTCTTCCTTGATGGCGGCGCGCTGGGCTTCCACCCGCCTGATCTGGCTGGCCAAATCGCCGCGCTGTGCCGCGACGTCGTCCCTGCCCTGGAAATAGTCGCCAAGCCGGACCCCGGTATAATTGAGGGCGGCATAGGTCGACCCGCCGAGGAACGGAAACCACAGAATAAAGGCGACCACGCAGAGCCAACTGCGCAGCCGAAGCAATTCGCCCGCCGCTACCATCATCAGCATTGCCCCGCCGTCGACAACGACCCCGATTAGGGCACCTGCCGGTCCTGCTGCCTCAAAGCCGAACTGCCAGTTGATCCAACCGCCAACACCGGCCCCGACGAGCCCGAGCACGATGAAGCAGCCGCCGACGACGCGCCCCACATAAGTGGGCGCATATTTCGGGGCAGGTTTTGGTAACTCACCCGTATCTGGTTGCGTTTTCTGGTCTTTTTTCGTGTCTGGTTGCACATCGCCATTGTCAACCGGCGTTCGCCTGCGCCGCGGGACTAGAATCGGGTTCTTGCAATGGGTCACGATCAGGCCGGCAATCTCTCGCTTGATCAGCGGATACCGCCGTCGGAGATCGGCCTCGTCGCCATTGCCGGCCGCCATCTCGCGGATAGCATCTTTGCGCGATTTCGCGACTTCCGCCACCAATGTGTCGTCATCGGCCGCAGGCGGGACTACCTTCAGGTCCGGTTTGCGATCCGCCGATTCCATCGCCTCACCCAGTCGTATTGCTCCCAGGTTAAGTCCTGCACCGACCGGAGAATCCGGCCGCAATGACAGTCATCAACTAGGATCATCCAGCGGCGACGTCGCGACGTCGGGCCGACTCGCTTTCGCATAGAGCAGTGTCTGCACGGATCGTCCTCGACGCCGTCCGGAGCCTGATAGAGGTACGGTGCCCAGGCGGCGTCGGGATGCGTCATTGATTCCAGTCGATCATGTAGCCGTGGGCGTGGTTGAATTTTGCGGTGGATAACTCAATCTCCCGCTGCAACTCGTTATCGCCGGGCTGCCCCGTGAACGGGCCGATCATGGCGTAGGTGCCCGGTTCAAGGTGGGGGTGAGGTGCGGTGCCGTAATAGAGTCGCTTCCTGATGGGGTGGTCGCTCAGGCGTCTCATTTTACCTCCCTAAAATTTGGCTATCCTTTCCAGTGCAGCAAGAATCCTTTTGTGGATCTCTTTCGCCGGAATGCTTCGGTGCCAGACCGGCGGCAATGTTTTCAGTGCGGCCGTGAGATTGATCAATTCGTTGCGCACTTCCCTCAAATGTTCCCATGGCGGCATTTTGATCTGTGCTCCGGTTAGTGCCGCGCGCCTCACGTAGGCGGAAACCGACCGCGCCCCGGCCGCCTCCGCCCGGTTTTTAAGCTGGGCGTAATCCTCGGCATCAATCCGCACGAGCAATTGCTTGTCGCGCCTCCTCCCCGGCTTTGCGGCGTGTTGACCATTGCTCATATCAGAAAATGTATATACATTCTACAGGGCTTGCTATCCATCTTAGCCCGCAAACCAAAACACGCAATCTTTCGGAAAAACCACCCAAAGCCCAAGCCAAAACAGCATCACAGAGAGGAAAAATGAAACCCAGACGCAAACCAGGCCGCCTCACAATAAGAGACCCAGACCAATGGTACCGAGAGACGTATGAAGCCGACAGAGCAGATGCCCATCGCCTCATGACTGAACTCAACGCCAGCCCCACCAGCGCGCTAGTCCGCGAACTTGCGGACACTCTCTATTTCGAAAGATACCCCGAGAAACGGAACTAGGGAGGGAAAAATGGACGACGGCGCGCTGGCGATTCTCGTTCTAGGGGGGATCTGCCTTCTGGTGATTGGCATCGTCAGCAGCTTGGTTAAGGCGCTGTTTGGGAGGCCATGGACCTCCAGCGCAGCATACCCGCCGCCCGATAGTTGGGTCGTATATCACCGCTACCCACCGCCCGTGGTGATTGAGTACCACCCTCTCCCGCCCGCGCGCATTGTCCGCCGCTCGCAATGGGACGAAGTCGTCGGGAACAATCGGGTACGCCGCGAGGAGACGGTGGAGTGGGCCGCACCGCCGCAGGTGGAATACGAGGATGCAGAGTGGCGGGAGGTGCCGCGCGCCGTCCCCAACTCTCGCAAACTGCTGCCGAGACCGGAGTGAGCCGCGATGAAGCACGCCAGGTCCGACTATGACCGCATTCAAGACCCTGCGGGGCTCATCCCAGAAAACGAGCCCGTGCTGTTGTTTAGAGCGCAGGACAAGCACTTCATCAAGGTAGCGAGGTTCTACCAGATGTTGGTCGAGGAAGACGACGACGGAGACATGCGTATTGTCACGGCCATTGACGATCACCTCGTCCGCGCCAGGAACTGGCCCGTCAGGAAAACTCCCGACATGCCGAGATCGGAGTAATCCGCAATGAGCGACAAACAAATATGCCCGAA